GCTTGCAGTTTTCTTGGGTTAAATTTTACTCCGTTGGAGTTTGAAACCAAGCGTTTCTAACTGCGGCTTCAACTGCAAAGAGTTAAATTTTACTCCGTTGGAGTTTGAAACTTTATCAGACGCAAAATTTAAAAGCCACGCCTAAAAAGTTAAATTTTACTCCGTTGGAGTTTGAAACAAGGTCTTGCGCATAAATTTTTTAAGGGTGCTAAAGTTAAATTTTACTCCGTTGGAGTTTGAAACATAAAAACCATCTTACCAAATGTAATACCCTTAAGTTAAATTTTACTCCGTTGGAGTTTGAAACTTTTTGGCGACTTATGCACGCTCGAACCGCTTTCGTGTTAAATTTTACTCCGTTGGAGTTTGAAACCATTGAGGACGGATATGCGTATATCGTGCTTACCGAGTTAAATTTTACTCCGTTGGAGTTTGAAACTTAGGCGCTAAGTTATGGGCAAAAACTTCAGCGGCGTTAAATTTTACTCCGTTGGAGTTTGAAACGAAAAAATAAAAGAAAAAGCAAACAACGGAAAAATAAGTTAAATTTTACTCCGTTGGAGTTTGAAACAGCTCCTTTTTGCTTGTAATGGGCGTCAATGTATTGGTTAAATTTTACTCCGTTGGAGTTTGAAACGGCAAAGAAAAACTATCAGGCGGCGACATCGTAAAGTTAAATTTTACTCCGTTGGAGTTTGAAACGCGGCTTAAGCAGGCTTTGAAGCTTTGCGCCGCGGTGTTAAATTTTACTCCGTTGGAGTTTGAAACAAACGACAGATATCAGCAATGCAAACGATCTCATAAGTTAAATTTTACTCCGTTGGAGTTTGAAACTTGAAAATATTTTTGAATCTTTTGTGTTCCACATAAAGTTAAATTTTACTCCGTTGGAGTTTGAAACTATTTTTGGTTGATGTCGTCTAGCTTTTTCTCGTGTTAAATTTTACTCCGTTGGAGTTTGAAACTTACGGTTTTCAAACCTTAAGTCCCTAAAAATCGGCGTTTCAAACACTGCTGCTCTTTACTGTGCCTTGATTTGTGCCTTATCCTCTAAATTGAGGTTGAAAAATACATTATTGATGGAGCGTATTTTTTCAGGCGTGATCTCGGCTTTGTAGTAGTGTTTGTCGCTGATTTGGCTTGAGTGACCTGCTAGCTCTGCGACAAACTCCTTATTTACGCCCGAGTTTCTCAAAATCGAAACGAATGTGTGCCTGGTGGCGTAAAGCGTTTTGTATTTGACCCCTATTTTTTTAAGCAGGGGCTTAAAATACATCCTCGTTAGGCTTCCGCCCTCTTTAAACGGCTCACCTTTTCTTGTTGGGAATAGCCACTCGCTTTTGCTATCGTAGCCCTTTAGCATATCAGCCAAATATTCGGGTATTACGGCTATCCTATCGTGATTTTTTGTAGCCCCGCCGGTGCTTACTTCGCCTCTTACGATCGCGCGCCTAACAAAGATTATATTTCGCTCTAGGTCGATGTCCTCCCATTTTAGGGCGATTAGCTCGCCAGTGCGTAGCCCTGTCGTGAACGCTACGTGTAGAAATATGGCAAACCACCCCGTAGTCGACCTTAAAATTTTGCTCATTTCGTCGATCGTGTACGGCTCTTTTTTGTTGATTGTGACGCGAAAATTATCGACCGACGCGCAAGGATTTTTCGGTATAATACCGTTTAGTGCGGCTTTATTGAGGGCGAAATTTAACAAAGTTTTCGCCCTGCGTACCGTAACTGTTGAATATTTTTCCAATAGCGCATTTTGCCATTTTTCAATATCAATAGGCTTTATGTCGGCCATATTGAATTCGCCAAAATATGGCGCAATAAGCCGCTTTGTCTTTGAAATATACTCGTTTTGTGTGGTTTGGCTTCGCTTGTGCTTGGATAACTCTAGCATTTCAAGCAGGAACGTATCAACGCTTATTTTTGGCTCTTTAGTTTTTTCTTTTTCGTCAATTTTTTGTAAAAGAACGCGCCAGTAATTCCGCGCGATCCAGCGTAAATTTTCGCTAGTCGCGCTTTTACCGGTAGAAAATCTGTATCGTTTCTTATTTATAGTGCCAAAAACATAAATAATGCCGTTGCGCACTTTAAATCCGCCGCTATTTTTCATTGTATCTCCTTAGAATTTTAAGGGCGGCAGTTTGAGACAGCATTATTTTACCGTTTTCTAGCCAAAATTCCACGTGCGGCTCTAAATTTGACTTGACGTATGCCGTGATCGTTTGGCGACTTTTGCCCGAGACGTCGCAAACATAAGATAGCGGCACGCATTTTGGCAAGAGCAAAGAAACGGTGTTTTTCATCTCAAGGATTAGGCTTTTAAGCTCCAAAAACTCACTCATCTCTACTCCTTTACTTGATTTATCGTAACGACCACGCGGTTAAGCTTGCCGTCGTCAAACTTTTCTATCTCGCGCGTTATCCACTCGATTTTGGCGCGGCGTTTCGTTTCGGCTTGCGCGACTTCGTTGTGTTTCTTGCAATAATCACAAAGCCGCGCAAAGGCGGCCTGCCATTTAGTCTTTTTCATCTTGTGTCTCCAGCTCGTCTGCCACTAGCGTCGCATATCCTGCGATGTCGCGCCAATGATCGACGAAATTTGGATTGCCTGCGACTATACGGGCTATTTTGTGGCAAATCATCTCCAGGGCTTCTAGCTGCTGGTATGATAAAGTGTTGGGGTGTGTGTGGAAATGCCAACTGATAGCACCTTTTAGCTCTTGACTAACCCTTGCGTGTTCCCAAAATTTGCCGTGCGTTTTTTCGCGCTCGGCTAATATTCCGTTAATATTCATTTTTCATCCTTTATTCTAAAGCCCAATGCATAAAGCGGGGCTATTGCTACGCTCTCGCCTACAAACGCCTGCGCCTGTGCTCTCGTCATCCTCGTTTGGCTTATGTGCCAGCCGTCGGACATCTTAAACTCCCAATACCAAAGGGTTTCGACAATTTTTGGCTTTACGCGGTATTCAAAATTAGCCCAATCCCAAAGCGGACGCTTAATCTCTCTCCAGTTGCTCGTGCCCTTGCCGGTTACCTCTACTGTTTTACCTTTTGCGTACGCTTGCATTACTTCGATCATCTCATATATATTCATTTTCTTATCCTTTCTATTATCTCTTTGATTTCTTTTATCTCGTCTATCCAAAACTTGTAAGGCTCTCTATTTGCCCCGTGCGCCAAATCTATCTTTAGCTTTAGTGCGTCGAGCCGTTTTTCAAGAGTGGCTAGCTCCTCGATTATCGCTCGTATGTCTTGCGCCATTTTTTTCATGAAATATTCTCGATGTAAAAATACGCTAGGCGTTGGCTATCCTCCGCCTCTTTGCGGTATTTGGTATCGTAGCTCTTGTTTGAGATATACGCTATCTTTTCCTTATTTGTCGCGTAAAATTCCGCTAGTATCGGTGCTAGCCGCTGCCCCTTGCGTTCGTTGGGCGCGAAACGCAGATAAAGCAGATCGCAGGCTAATTGCGGCGCCGTCATGCCGAAGTTTTCTTTTCGCACGGCCGCTTTGTTATCTAGCGCGCTAATTTGCAGGTCGATACGTTTCTTGTATTCGTGGTAGTATTGGACGATAGGAAACATCGCTGCTAATAGCTCATTGATAAACTTTGACGCTTTCTTATTAATAAAAAGCCCTAATTCCTCGGTGCTATCCATCTTTAAAAAACTATACGCCATAACGAAAATGGCGGCATCTTTTAGCTCGTTGGTAGTCATATTTTTGCCTTTTACGGGTTGCCGATACGGCTTATTATGCCGCGTAGCCTGCGGTCTTTACTCGTCATTGTCTTGGCGTTTAGCGCAGCTTGCGCGCTTTGCTTGACTTTTCGCGATATATCCGCCGCGCGAGAGGGCAAAACTACCTTTTTGCGCCGTAGTCTTGCGATTTCCTCTTGTGCCGCTTTTAGCTTTGCCTCTAAATCGCTTATCATTTCTACCCCCTCTAAACCGAATAGTTGGTCTCAAAAACCACCCATTTGCCATCTTTG